AATTGTTTCTGCACCTGTTGCTGATCTAATAATAACTTGTAAATCAGTTGCTTCTAAAATTTTATAATCGTATGGAAAACTAGTGGCTGTGCCATTACCAGTTGTTGATTTGGATATACTTGTTGTTGATATTGTCATGTCTTAAAAACCTTTATTCTTTATTGAGGGTTTTGTAAATAAATATTCTTGTTTATAGTGCTTTTTCATTTTATTTTCTACTTTTTATTCATTTTTTCTAGGTAATATTTCTTTTCCTTTTTGTTCCTCTGTATCATAAGAGGGTTCTCTTAAACTATATTCTTGTTCTTTTTCTTGTTGAATTGCATCTGATAAATCGTATTCCTCTATCATGTCTTGTTTTGCTTGTCTTTTAAAAGCATTAAAAACATTATCTATTATAATTTCTTTTCCTCCACGATTATCTTCATTTCCTTCTTGAGCAAACTCATAATCTGTAGATTCAATAACTTCCAATAAAGTATCATATAAATTTTGACTATTAACTTCAGTTTTACCAATTCTTTCTATCCAATAATTATGAGCAGATTGATTATTTTTTTTAACTTCAGTTAAATTAATATTTCCAATATTTTTATTTGGTTGAGATAATCTTCTTTTTAATCTTATAATTTCAACACGAACTTTATCTTCTTTTATATCGGATTTTTTACCTACCATTAATGGTCCAACTGTTAATCCCAAATATGATAAACCACCTTCCGGATTATAATATATAGAAGTTGGATTTTTAACTATTGGTTCTCCAGTTAATATGTCTATTCTTGGTTCTAATTTTTCATCTTTAGATAAAAAGTATTGTTTTTTCATTATTTCATCTACAAATCCTCTAGCTTCATAACTTTCTGCATCAGCTTCTATAATACCCGGAACACCTTGACCAACAAATGCTTGATAAGGTATTGAATTACCGACAATTCTACCTAAATATTTTTCAAGTTGATTAGGTTCATCACTTGAAGCAACTTCATAAGCATCAGCTAAACCTCTCATATATGCTTTGTTTAACAATCCTTTTGCAGCAGATGCAACAGCAACAAAAGCAATATTTTCTTTATCTACATCATTTATGTTATCTGCATTTTCTGCTATATCTGCCATAATTCCAAAAATATAAAAACGAGGGTCCATTCTATTATATTGTTTGTAACTTATACTTCCATCTTTATTTTTTTCTGCAATAGAATAAGATTGCCAACCATTAGCTTCCCATTGTTTTTTTATTGCATAATCTTTAGGTCCTGCTCCTGTAATTTTTCTGTAAATATTTCCATCTCTATCTTCTATATTTGACATAGTTAAATAACCTGCATATGTCATTGCAGATACACCAAAAATTTGTCTACCAAGAACATCTGCTCTAGCTCTAGGGTCTCCAGTATTCCATGCGTCTCTCATTGGTTTTGTAAATGCTCCATAAACGGGAATACGAGTTTCAAATTGTCTCCAAAGGTTTGTTGGTGTTCTAACGAATGGAGTTAAAAATCTTAAATATGGAGCTTCTTCAATAAATTTTTGCCAAGCATAGCCAATATTAAAAAATCTACCATCATTTAGACCATTAGTAAAAGTTGATTCTCTTGCTCCTGCTAATGCTTTTGCCGCTATATCATTGTCTACAACATTTGCTTTTCCATTTTTATCAAAACCATTATCAAATATTTTTTTAATATTAGCCTTACCTTCTTTTGATCCAACATCTAATCCAAGTTCTAAAGTATTATCAATAGCTCCAGCAAACAATCTTCCTCTATAACCTAATTGTTTAAATATTTCATCTCCTGTCATTAAAAGTCTTATAGGAAGTTCAACAACTTTACCTATAAGATCAATGGCATTTCCAGTAATTCCAGAAACCTCTAAAGCACTTGCACTTATAGGTCTTACTGCTTTACCATCAACTATTTGTAAATTATCTTGTGTTCTTTGAAAAGGATCAAGAATTGCATCACCTTGTTTTAGAGAAGTTCTAATAGCTTTAAAGGTATCACTAATTTGAAAAATCATTCCTTGATATTGAGCAAAACCTAATCTTATTGTTTTTATGTCTCCTCTTACAGTAGCACCAGCAACTACCTCTATAGGTTTTAAAAATAACTCATAAGAGTTTGAAAGCATATTTATTGTATGAGTGTAAGTACCACCTAACAATCCATTAATAAAAAGAGAATTAAATGCTTCAATATATTTTGAAAATTTAGATTTTGATAGTTCATTTATAATTTGATTGGGAGCTATGTTCTTTACTTTTTTTGCTAATACTGCTGGATTTGAATCAAAGTTTTTAAATAGATTTGCAATTTTACTTATTTCTAAAACTTCACCACCAGACCTTGTAACTTTAATTCTACCTGCTTGAGTAGTTCTTGCTGCACCTCTTATAATTTCTTTTGTTTTATAAAAAGTTTCTGCAATAACCTTTCCCCTTAAACCAATTTCTTCTTTTGCTTCTTTTGACCAATTTGAACTATTATCTCCAAATTCATCAAGATATTTTCCTGCAACTTTTTGATAATCAAATGCTAAATCTTGAAGAACTTGTTTTGTTGCTAACATTTTAACCACACCTTCTTTTGAATCTGTTTCTTTAAATACAGTTTTTAAAACTTCATTTTTATCTCTTGATAAAAGTGTTGCTAATTCTTCTGCAAGTTCATTTTTTAAAACATCATTTTCCAAATATTCTTTTGTAACATCATCAAAAGCATTATCAGTAACATTATCAATAGTATTTAAAACTTCCTCTCCATTTTTAAATGCACCAGTATTAAGAACTCTACTAATCCAAAGTTCAGATGCTTGTTTAGCTGTTTCTTTTGTGGATTTTATTGTTTTAATTGCTTCTTTTAAATTAATAGAAGCATTACCTTCAAATGATGCTTTCTTTCTTCTTTTTGTTTTTTTACCTTTTTCAATATCATCAATAACCTCTGAAGTTTCTTTTTGAATTTTTGCTCTTTGACCAAGATCATTGGTTGCTTTCATTTTTTTATAACCCTTAATACCATGATATATTTTTTCTGCTGTTTTAGGAGTTCCTCTTAATCCAGACGCAACTACATCAACAAGTCCACCAAGAAACATTCCTTCTAATACATTTTTTAATCTTCCTTCCATTTCTGTATCATATTCATTTGTTGCCAAATATTGGGTAACAGCATTATTAAAAACTGGTGAATTAAATTGTACCAACATATCTGATAGTCTACCCTCATTAGGATCAAACACAGTAAGATCAGCAATACCTCCAGCAATATAACCTCTTGATCTTCCTAATTTAGGATAACCTTTTAAAAATTTAGAAGGTCCTGCAAAACCAGTTAGGAATCTTGTAATGCCTTCAGTAACTTGTCCTGCTTTTGTTTCTGGTTGATGAAATACTGGTAAATTTCTTTTCTCTGAATACTTACCTTCTTTCCATTTTTTAGGTGTAACATATTTTGGAATAAAATCTTTAAATGTAAGTGAACCATCTGCATCTCCAAATTCAAGTCCTCCAAGAGAAACAATATTTTCGTCTATAAAATCACCTTGAGCTTCAACTGAATTTATAATACCTTGAGGAACAGAACTTGCCATATCATCTAAAACATTCCACCAGTTAAAATCTTTTTCATCTGGTTTTTTATTTAAACCTGATTGTATAGGAATTATTGGTTTTGTTTCTTTTTCATCTAACTCTAAAATCCCTAATACTTCTGGAGATAATTGTGTTGTCATATTATTCTATTATTTCAGTTGCTTTTACTTGTCTTTTTAATATTGGTAAATAATCATTTAAATAAGCACCAACATCTCCTATTTTTTGTTGTTTACCATTTAGAGTAACAGTTGTTGTATAACCTTGTGCTTTTGCAACCTTTTCATATCTCATTCTTGTAGTCACATCTAATTCATCTAATGCTAAAAGTTTAACATCTTCTATAACTCTATTTTTTTCAGCAATAATATCAAAAGTATCTTCTGTAAATGATCTTGATTTTATTTTACTAATTTTTCTGTCTTGATAAATATTACTCAAACTAAATGTTAAATTTCTTACAAATGATTTCTTATTTATTAAAGTTGCTTCTGGTTCTGCATCCAAATAATCTCTAACCATTTGATCGTATTCAGATTCAATTTCATTTGCCATAAGACGATCTTCAACAGTTGGTGGTATACCTGCCTTATTATCAGTAATATTTTTTAATAAACTAATTTTAGAACCATCTGAAAAATCTAAAAATGCTTTATTGTCAAATTGTTTATTTAATAAATTTTCATGTTGTACCTCTTCCGTTAATAATTTTTCTTTTAAATTTGAAAACTTAATTTCTCTATCTCCAGAAATAACTTTACTACCGGTATATCTTTTAAAACTTTCTAACTGTGATAATAGTCTTTCAGCTTCATCATAGTCTGAGTTAGGATCACCTTTAATAGTTAAATCATTTATTTTTTGATTGTAAGAAGCAAAAATATTATCACTAAACAAATCATCATTTATAAAAGAAGCACCATCAATACTAGAATCTAATTTTGCTATTGATTCTGCTGCATTATTAAAACCTAAACCAATAGTATAATCTGCATCAGTAAATAATAAAGTTGCATCTATTGTTTTTAATCTATTTTCTAAATCAGAAGAACCTAATTCATGTTCATTATTAAAATCTGTTGCATCACGATATAATTCTGATTTGTATTTAGCTTTTAATATAGCATTATCTGTACCTTTGTATTTTGCAACATCCATATTTATTTCATCATTATAAACTTGTATGCTTTCTTTTTCGTATGCTTTAAAAGAATTTGTTTTTAAATGGTAAATACTTTCCGATTCTTC